TGGCCGAACACCTTCACAAGAGTTTGGAGGAAATCATGGTCTTATCCACCGACGAAATAATGCTTTGGGCAAAATACCTGGAATTGAAAAATGGCAAATAAAGACATAAAAATACAAATCAAAGCGGTCAATAAAACCCGCCGTGCTTTTATGGCTGTTACTGCCGGTCTTGGTGGTATTGCCAAAGCCGCCTTTTCCATGAAAACCGCCATTGGATTGGCAGCCGGTGCCCTGGGGATCGGTTTTTTAATTAAACGCTCGATGGATGCAACGGACGAACTGGCCAAAACAGCCAGGGCGATTGGTTTATCAGTCACAGAGTTACAGCGGTTCCAATATGCCGCTGAACTAGGCGGCGTGGAAAGCAAGGCGCTGAACAAAGCCATGCAAAAACTGGCCATTAATATATCCGATGTGGCCGGCGGTACGGGTGAAGCCAAAGACGCGTTTGAGCGGTACGGCATATCAGCCAAAAATGCCGATGGTTCGACCCGGAGTGTTTCCGATGTGATGGGCCAGGCGGCAACCGCCCTGGAAGGAATGACGAATAAAACCGACCGGGCATCATTTGTATATGACCTATTTGGAGCCAGGGGTGCCAAGGTTATTAACATGCTCCAAGACGGAAAGGCCGCCATGGAAGCGATGAAAGCCGAGGCCGATAGATTGGGCCTAGTAATGTCGGGCGCGCTTATACAAGGCGTTGAGGACGCTAACGACGCCATTTTGCGTTTAACGTCATACCTGGGCAACGTCTTTAACCGGGTGGTCGCTTCCCTGGCTCCAATAATCACCGAAGCGACCGACGCTTTGCGTAATTTTGTCGAGATGAAAATTAATGATTCTGGTGGTATCGCTCAGTTTTCGCGCGACATTGCGGTAAATATTGTTTCGGCCACCAAGGCGATTGTTTCATCTTTTGCAGCGATCAGTAATTCAATTATCGGCCTATCCAATAAACTTGGCGGTGTTTCGCACGCGTATGAAAAAATGTTTGGCGATAAAAAAACCACATCAAAAGTTTTAGACGAAATAAAAGATTATGACGATTTAATTTTAGACGCCACTAGGAATTTAAAATTATTTGAAGGCTCTACATTAACAAGTGCAAAAAAAACCATTTTGGGTTATCAGATGCAAAAAGAAGCACTGCAAGAATTAATTGACACTGGCCAAACTCTTGGCGCCCCTACAGATATTGAACTGTTTAACGTAAAGCCCACCATGAAGTCGCTGGACCAGTTAGAAGCCAAGCTATTAAAAATCACTACTGACAATGTGAGTGGTGATGTGACCACAACCGAAACAACCTTGGTCGATGTGACCGGGCCAACCGGCACCGAAAGATTTGCACGCGAGTACGAATTTCAATTGGACCATGACCGACGAATGCTTGAGTTAAACAGGAATCGTTTGGACGCTGAAAATGCAGATAAAAGCGCAGCGTATGGAGTAGCTTTTGAGATGCAAAGGAAATCGTCACGAATGCTGGAAAACTCACGCAGAAAAGATTTTGGTGATGTAGAGGATGAGGGAAGAAAAACATTAAGCGCATTGGGGAGCCATTACAAGGCGGCATTCGCATTAAACAAGGCTTTTGCAATAAAAGACGCATTGGTGAATACATATAAAGGTATTTCCGCAGCTTTAGCTTCTGCCCCATATCCTTTAAATATTGCTCTTGCCGCAGCAGCAGCATTGCAAGGTTATGCCCAAGTAAAGGCCATTCGCTCCACTCAATTCCGGGCAAATGGTGGACCTGTTAGTGCAAATTCTTCCCCATACATTGTGGGTGAGCAAGGTAGGGAGCTTTTTGTTCCTAATACCGCTGGCACTATTGTTCCCAATGACCAAATGGGTGGGGGCAATTTCACCATCAATATTTCGGCAAATGACACCGCCGGCTTTGATGAATTATTGACCAAACGGCGTGGCACGTTAATGAACATAATTAATCAGTCACTAAATGAGCGCGGGAGGCCGGCACTAGCATGAGTTATCCAACCAGCCCAAAGTTTAACGCTATAAATCTACAATCGGAAAGCCCGACTTTATTTTCTGAGACAGTCAGCGGCCGGATGCAAAGCCGCAAGATTGGTGGCCAAAAGTGGACGTTCACCGCAACGTATCCACCATTAACCAGAAGCGAATTTAACCCGGTTTTTGCTTATGTCGTGGCCCTAGAAGGTCGCCATGGTGTGTTTACAGTAACACCGACAGAAATAAGCACCAGCAGCGGCAACCCCAGTGGCACGGTGACGTGCGCGGCGGCAGCCCTGGGCGCTAAGTCGGTGACAATTGCGGGGCTTACAGGTGCCCTAAAAGCCGGTGACGTGGTTAAATTCTCAGGCCATAACAAAGTGTATATGTTGACCGCCGACCGCTCTGGCAATGGTGTAATGGCCTTTACGCCAGCATTAATAACAGCCGTCACAACGTCGCATACAGTCACTTATTCAAACGTGCCATTTACGGTTCGCCTGGCGAATGATGTGCAGGGTTATAAACTGGGCGCCGGTAATTTCTTTAAATACGAAGTCGACTTTGTGGAGGCTTTGTCTTGAGCAGACCCATAAATTCCGCGACCATTGCCGAACTAGCAAAAGACAGTTTTATAATGGCGCACCTGGTAAAGATCGACTTTGAAACCGCTGTTTTTTTAACCGAGTGTCCACAAAATTTGGTTTATTCTGGCGATACCTACAACAGCAGCAGCGCATTAAAAGGCATATCTAGCGTCACCGAAACGTCGGAAGTTCAAGTGGGAGCGGTTAGTGTTACTTTATCGGGTGTCAGTCAAGAATATATTAGCATTTTATTAAGCCAAAAATATATTGATCGCCAGATAACGGTTAACCGGGTTTTATTAAGTGACAGTTATTCGATCATTGGTGCGCCGATTACCATTTATGATGGCAGAATTCAAAGTTTTTCAATTTCAGATAATGACGATACTAGCACCATCGTGATTTCGGCATCATCTCATTGGGCAGATTTTGACAAAAAAGCCGGACGCAGAACTAATCACAACAGCCAGCAAATTTACTTCCCTGGTGATCTAGGCTTTGAGTTTGCACCCAACACCGTAAAAGATTTGAAATGGGGTCGCGCATAATGGGTTGGTTTAGCGATTTTTTCAGTGACCCGATAGGCACAACGATTGGCACAATTGGCCAAATCGGACAATCCATTATCGACGTGACAGTCGATGTAATTGGCGACGTAGTTTCATGGTTTGTTGAAATACCAGAATTTGACGACCAGGCAAATGCAGCCGCACAATATGAAGGGGTTTTGGTTAATAAGCAGTCAAATGTTGCGACAATTCCCGTGATTTATGGCCAGCGAAAAGTGGGCGGCACTAGGGTATTTATTGCTAGCAGCGGCTCAGATAATATTTATTTATACATGGTCCTGGCGTTAAGCGAGGGAGAAATCCATTCCATTGGTGATGTGTATATAAATGATATTTTAAGCACGGATTCTAAATATTCTGGCTTACTCACGATTAACAAATACACTGGGACAGATGGCCAGGCGGCAGATGCTACCCTGGTTAATGCAAACATTGGCTGGACCAGCGCGCACAAATTAAGTGGTGTTGCTTATTTGGCCATACGCTTCAAATGGGACCAGGACGCCTTTGGCAGTATTCCAACAGTTCATGCAGTGGTGCAGGGTAAAAAGGTTTACGACAGCCGTACCAGCGCTACAGCGACCGTGGCCAACAGTTCAAACCCGGCATTGTGTTTGCGTGATTATTTGACCAATTCACGATATGGCAAAGGGTTGGCAGCATCATTTATTGACGCTACTTTATTTAATACAGCAGCTAACAAATGCGACGCCCTGGTGACATCTTATACTGGCAGTTCAAACCAAAAGATTTTCACTTGTAACGCAGTTATAAATACTGGCCAAAGCCTAATTAATAACGTCAAAGTTATTTTATCCTCCATGCGCGGCATTATGCCCTATAGCCAGGGCAAATATGGATTGGTTATTGAGGACCAGGGAAGCGCCACATTTGCGTTTAATGAGTCGCACATTATCGGCGGCATATCAATTCGCAGCGAATCCAAAAAGACGAAGTTTAACCGAATTGTTGCAACCTTCCCGGACCCATCGGCGAACTGGCAGCTAAACCAAATCGAGTACCCCATTGCAGGAAGTGCAGAAGAAACCGAATATTTGTTAGAAGATGGTGGCGTCGAGTTGGTCAAAAATATGGACCTTCCATGCACGACCAATATTTACAGCGCCCAGGACATTGCCAGCATTGCATTGAAGCGTTCAAGAAATGCGTTAATGGTGACGTTTAATGCCACAAGCGAGGCGTTAAATGCGTCGGTAGCAGACATTGTAAGCGTCACCCATTCGACGCCAGGGTGGACCGCAAAGCCGTTTAGGGTCCAAAAATTAACGCTTAATTCAGACGGCACGGTGGCCATATCATTGGTAGAACACCAAGATTCGATTTATCCTTGGTCTGTTAAAACGGAAGCGGATAATATCCCGGACACTAATTTACCAGACCCGTTTTTGGTTGGTGTGCCAGGGATGCCAACGGTCAGCGAATCGCTTTACATTACTAAAAACGGCGCCGGTGTAAAAGCCAAAGTCGAGTTAAATTGGACCGCTGCAAATGACGCATTTGTTAACCAATATGAAATCCAATACAAAGAATATGGCGCCACAATATACCTACATGGTGGAACAGTATCCGATACCGATGTGGAAATATTAGACATTGCCCCAAAAAAATACTATTTCAGAATAAGGGCAATTAACGCCCTGGGCGCAAAAAGTGATTGGGTGCAAACGGCACTAATCGAAATATTTGGCCTTGCGGCAAAGCCAAACGCGTTAACCAATTTTTCAGCCCAAAACGTGTCAAGTCTAACCATTTTAACGTGGGACCAATCCCCAGACATTGATGTGAGAATCGGCGGTTATATTGAGGTTCGACATTCAAGTTTATTATCAAATGCTGGCTGGTCCAATAGTGTGTCGGTGGGTAATTCAATATTGAATGGCACGGCCACAGTGGCCGTTTTACCCTTCCAGGCAGGGACGTATATAGTTCGCGCCACAGATTCAAGCGGTATTCAATCGGATATTACATCGGTTACTACCCTGGGCGATACGGTCCAGGCGTTCAGTTCTGTTGGTATTGTCCAGGCGCAACCTAACTTCCCTGGCTCTTTTGACGATGTGATAAAACTAGGCAGCATTATCAAACTAGAGGGTCAAAATAACATTGATTCTTGGGCCGATATTGACAGTGTGGTTTTGTTTGACATTGGCGACGCGGGAATTGATTTAAACGGGACCTACACATTTGCGTCGGGCATTGATGCCGGCGCAGTTAAACGCCAGCAATTAAAACGTCATATAAAATCAATTGTTACTCAACCGCTGGATTTAGTGGATAGCCGGTCGGTCAGTATTGACAGTTGGGCTGATTGGGATGGCACAAATACCGCGAACGGCGATTGCAAAGTTTATGTTCGCCACACAGTCGACAACCCGGCATCAAACCCCACCTGGTCAGCGTGGGAATTGTTGAACGTCAATGAGTACAACAAAAGAGCATTCCAATTTAAAGCAGTGTTGAGCGTTAACGATTCAGCATACAACATCGAAATTTCAGAATTATCTGTTACAGCCCAGGAGATTGCATAATGTCTAATGCAGATTATGTTTTAGCGAATCAAAGCGGCGCGGCTTTTCGCGCTGAATTAAACACCATTTTGGGTGCAATATCGAGTAACAACAGTTCATCATCTGAGCCAAGCGACAAGTTTGCCCACATGTGGTGGGTTGATACAACGGCCAATTTGCTCAAACAACGTAATGCGGCAAACAATGCCTGGATAACGATTGGCAGTTTGGCAGCGGATAACCTGGGTCATGCAACATTGTCAGCGGCACAAACATTTACCGCCGGGCAGCGTGGACAAATAACAGCCTTGACCGATGCAACCAGCATTGCGACAAACCTGGCATTGTCCAATAATTTTTCAGTCACCCTGGCTGGAAATAGGACCCTGGCAAATCCGACTAATATAGTGGCGGGGCAAAGTGGCTCGTTTTTTATCACCCAGGATGGCACCGGGTCGAGAACATTGGCGTATGGAACAAACTTTAAATTTGCTGGCGGCACCGCCCCGGTATTATCTACAGCGGCATCCTCAGTTGATCGCATTGATTACGTCGTGGCCAGTTCATCAATCATTCACGCAGTCGCAAGCCTGGACGTGAAATAATGAGCGTCTTAAATGAGAATCAATTACTAGGTGCTAGCGGTGCTGGCGGTGACTATGAGATTGAGCAGAGTCTTAGGTTTGATGATGGTCGTGGTTCATCATTAACTAGAACGCCAGCTAGTGCTTCTAATAGAAAAACTTTTACTATAAGTTTTTGGATGAAGCGTGGAGTAGGTGGGTTTGAAAATGTGATTAGGGCGTATAGCGCAGGAAATGATTACGATGCTATCCAGTTTACAAGTGGTAATCAAATTAGGTATTTTGGACATGAAGATGGTACAAATGTCACATGTACAACAAATGCTTTATACAGGGATTCTAGTTCTTGGTATCATTTTTTAATATCTGTTGATACTACTCAAAGCACCAGTTCTAATAGAATTAAAATATACGCTAATGGTGTTTTACAAACATTAAGCACAGCTACATACCCAAGCCAAAATGAAGATTTGAGATTTAATAGCGCAGTAGAGCATGAGTTTAGTGAAGGTTCATTAGACGCTTACCTAGCAGAATTTAACTTCATTGACGGACAAGCCTTAACACCTGATTCATTTGGTGAGACAGGCGATTATGGCGAATGGTTGCCTAGCAGGTACGCTGGCACATACGGAACCAATGGTTTCTATCTGCCCTTTGAGCAGGACTATTCTGTTGAAGGTTTTTCTACAGTGACCTATGAGGGAACGAGTACGTCACAGTATATAGGCGGGACAGGTTTTTCTCCAGATATGAGCTGGTTTAAAGTCAGAAGCACTGCGGGTAATCATCAACTATACGATACAGTCAGGGGTGCTTCTTCTAGGTTAGTGCCTAACGCGACTACTGCGGAATCAACAACCTCAAATGGTTTTGCGGGGTGGCAAGCAGATGGGTTTAGTTTAGATGGTGGCGGGGGAGGTGGTGACGCAAATACTAATGGCAGACAATACGTTGCATGGAACTGGGACATGGGAGGCACAACAGCCTCTAATACGTCTGGTACTATAAACTCTAGCGTTAGGGCTAACCAAGCATATGGGCAATCCATAGTCAGTTATTCTGGCACAGGTTCAAACGCCACAGTAGGGCATGGTCTGGCATCTGCGCCTGATATGGTTATATGCCGTCCCAGAAATTTAGCAACTCATTGGCGGGTTTGGCATGAAGGACTTACCAACGGGACATATACATTATTTTTAAATTCAACAGGCGCACAACAAGTACAATCAGACGCTTTTGGCTCTCTACCTACAAGTTCTGTTTTTTCTGTAGCTGCTGATCTTAACACTAACACTCAACCTTACATAGCCTACTGTTTTCACAGCGTCACAAACTATAGCTCGTTTGGTTCATACAGTGGAAATGGCAGCACCACAGGCCCAGTAGTCACCACAGGTTTCTCTCCCGCTTTCGTAATGATTAAGCGTACTGATGCGGTTGATAATTGGATCATTATGGACAATACACGCGACCCATATAACCCTGCGGATAAATGGTTGTATCCAAGTGGTAACTTTGAAGAATATGATGGAGCAACGCGCGAACTTGATTTTCTAGCTAATGGATTTCAGCCAAAAGCAGCCACTACTGAATTTAACGCCTCTGGCAGCACTTACATCTACGCAGCTTTTGCAGACACACGCGAGTACGCATACTGGTACGATCAATCTGGCAACAACAACGATTGGACTAGCGAAGGTGGATTAACTGAAAGTGATGTGATGCTTGACTCGCCTACGAATAACTTTTGTACGCTTAATCCATTGGATGAAGGAGGCAGTAATACTGTTTCTGAGGGAAATCTCCAGTACATTAAAAGTGGTTCTAACTTTGGGCCAATGCGCGGTACTTTAGGAGTAACTACAGGTAAGTGGTACTTTGAAGCTATGCGTAATTCTGACACAGATATATGTCAAGTAGGCGTATCTAACAACTATGACATAAGCCAGAATGGTGGTGATAATACTATGGCCAGCACAGGTGGTATAGGTGCTGCTTGGGATAGCCGAGGTTACTACTATAGGACAGGTGGTTCTGATAGTGGGAAAAATACTTTTGCAACAAATGAAATAGTTTCTGTTGCTTTTGATGCCGACACTGGGAAGATTTGGTGGCGCAAGAGTGGCGGTAGTTGGCAAGACAGTGGCAATCCAGAAACAGGTGCAAATCCAAGTTTTACTGCGTCTGGTTATTCGGAGTTAATGCCTTTTGTTAATGGTGAAGCTGGGGGCGGTTTAGTAGCCAACTTTGGTGCTGACTCATCTTTCGCAGGAACTAAAACCCCACAATCCAACTCAGATGCTAATGACATTGGGGACTTTTTTTACCCCGTCCCGTCTGGTTTCAAAGCACTATGCTCGGCTAATCTTGAGGCTCCTACTGTAGTGCCTAGTGAGCATTTTAATACTGTTCTTTATACGGGTACTGGTACTACTCAGAGTGTTGCGGGTGTAGGCTTCCAACCTGACTTTACTTGGTTGAAATCAAGAAGTGCGGCTGGTTCAAATAATGTATTTGATGTAGTCAGAGGCGCTCCATATAGATTATATACAAATGGAACTGGAGCGGAAGATTCTCCTAACCAGCTTACCTCTTTTGATTCAGATGGTTTTACCCTAGCTAGTGGTAACAATAATGGTGCAACCTACGTTGGCTGGAACTGGAAAGCTGGCGGCAGCGCATCATCTAACAGTAACGGCACAATCACTTCACAAGTGTCTGCTAACGTAGACGCTGGTTTTAGTGTTGTTAGTTATACGGGTAATGGATCAGCAGGGGCTACTATTGGACATGGGTTAGGTGGTGTTATCCCTGAGTTAGTTATTAATAAGCGAAGAACGTCTGCATCTGAATGGTGGATTGTCTATCATTCTTCTGTGTGTACTGGGGATGATAATTGGTTGGCTCTTAATACTACTGGAGCACTCAGAAGTGGTGGCGAAAGTATGTATGACGTATCTGGTTTCACGTCTACCACATTTGGAGTCAATGCTGGCTCTGGCGTAAATGTTAGTGGTGCAACACAAATTGCCTACTGTTTCCACTCAGTTGAATCCTACTCCAAAGTAGGCTCATACGTTGGGAACGGAAATGCTAATGGGCCTATGGTAAATTGTGGTTTTTTTCCCAATTTCGTTATGATTAAGCGGACTGATTCAGGCTCTCATTGGGAAATACATGACATAGCTAGAGAGCCTAACAATGTTAAAACTAAATTATTAAATGCTGACCAATCTAACGCGGAGGATAATAACGCAAACTCAAGTGTTGATTTTATATCTAATGGTTTTAAATTGAGGACATCACATGCTGAGAGAAACGCATCGGGTGGTACTTACATCTACGCAGCATTTGCAGAATCACCATTTAAAAATAGTAACGCACGTTAATTAATCACAATTTAAGGAGACTACTTATGTGGTTTGTAGGAAATACAGAAACAGGATTTGTAGTTAATAAGCCAAGAGGTTTGACTATAGATTCTATTCAATACCCAAGAAACATCTTTGCTCTTTGGAGCAAGGAAGAACTAGCAGCTATTGGCGTTAAACCCTATAGCGAGACTAGGTTAGATAGCCGCTATTACAATCAAGGTGCATTAACTCGTACTGAAAGTGATGGTGAAGTAGTAGGAACTTACGCAGCCATTAACAAAGACGTTGATGTGATTAAAAACACTATGCTAGGCACTGTTAAATCAATCGCTGGTTCATTGCAGAGTAGTGTTGATTGGTATTGGTCAAGAGAAGCAAAGGGAGGCACGGCAGTACCATCTGAAATAGCCACTCACGCCACTGCTATCTACACAGAGATGGAAGCCAAAGAAACGGCCATCGACGCCCTGGTTAATTTGGACGATGTAATTTTGTACCAAAATACACCAATGGTGGAAACCAGGAAGGTTAAACACACGACAGACGATGGCGTCGAAACCTATGGCCCGGAGACTGAAACAAGCGACCGGGAAGTGGACCAGGTGACACATGGATGGCCAAGCCTGGAAGATGTGGACCCGGCATTTGTGAGTATAGAGCCAGCCTAATGTGGTCCACAGTCGGTGAGGTTTACGCGGTTATGATTCAGCCCGCCCCGGTGGGCCAAGTTGTCGTGGCCGAACCCCAAACCGACCAGGGGCAAAATAATGAACGATTTGCGGTGCGGAAAATAAACGGGGTCCTGGCGTATGAAAACCGGGGTCCGATTTCGACACTTTATTGGGTGGCTAAATTTTGATTAGGTATTCCCATGCTTCTTGAGATGGCAGCGTGTTCAGCGGCTTATTCGACCATAAAGCAATTCGTGGGTAGTGGACGTGAATTGATTGACTGTTCAGCGGCCGTTATTTCATATTTTGACAATAAAAGCGCCCTGGCAAAAAGGGTCGAAAATTCTACGGGTCCAAAAAATGAACTAGAAGAATTTTTGGCACTAGAAAAAATCAAAGCGCAAGAAGCCGAATTAAAAACATTTATGATTTATTGTGGCCGGGGTGGTATGTGGAACGATTGGCAAGCATTCCAAGCGCGAGCCGCCAGGGCGAGAAAAGAAGCAATAAAAGAACAAGCGCGAGAAAATTATCGACGCAAAGAACAGCTAAATGAAAATATTAATTTAGGCATCAAAGTGATGGGTATTTTGCTAATTATTATGGCGTCATTATTTGGCGTCGCTTTATATTTGAGGCCGTATTAAATGGAAAACAGACAGCCACTATCCGACGATGAAATCGAACGAATTGCATCCAGGGCAAGTGAAATCGCATACGCCAGGTTTTATCAAAAGGTGGGCGAAAGTGTAGTGCGTCGAGGTCTTTTTATACTAGGCGCAGGGGCGGCCGCAATCTGGTTTTATTTGAATGGAGATGTTTAAAAATGACAATGATTATTGAAATGTTGCGAAAGCATGAGGGCGTCGAAACGCACGCCTATAAATGCACGGCCGAAAAGATCACCATAGGAGTGGGGCGCAATATTGACCCGGCCGGTGGCATTGGTTTATCCGATTCTGAAATTGATTTTTTATTATCCAACGATGTTGCCAGGGTCAATAAAGAATTAATTATTACTTTCCCCTGGTTCGCAGAATTGGACGAAGTGCGAAAAGATGCAATGATTAATATCTGTTTTCAAC